AGAGTAGAAATCTAAATATCTAAAGTGCCTGATGCGTCAGATACCACTTGTGAGAAAGGATCGAAACGAAGTTAGTTACTCAAAAATTAAATCAATCCCAAGGAGTTTATAGGATGGCTAACGCTACCGTATCTCGTCTTGGTTTGGTGAACAATACAGGAACAGACTTTGACGCTCTGTTTCTTAAAGTGTTCTCAGGAGAAGTTCTTACAGCTTTTGCTAGAAACAACATCTTCAACGAGCAACTACATTCAGTTCGTACTATCACAAGTGGTAAGTCAGCACAGTTCCCAGTATTAGGAACTGCTACTGCTGCATATCACACAGTAGGAACTCCACTTGTAGGAGCAAACCAAATCAAGGCAAACGAAAAGATTATCAACATTGATGATCTATTAATTGCACAGAGTTTCATTGCTAACATTGATGAACTCAAGAATCATTATGACGTAAGAGCAACTTACGCTGATGAATTAGGTAAGGCACTCGCTAAAAAATACGATGAGAACGTAGCCAAGCAAATCGCTAACGCTTCCAGAGCTTCTACTAACCTTAGTGGTGGTAATGGTGGTCTTGTTCTTACACTTGCTTCTGGTAATACAGCTTCAGCAAACGTAACAGGTGATGAGATAGCAGCAGCTATCTATGATATTGCACAGACATTTGACGAAAGAGACATTCCTCCAACAGATCGTTTCTGTGTACTACCACCTGCTGAGTACTACAAACTTGCTGAATCTGCTACAAGAACTGTAGATGTTGACTTTAACCCAGGTGGTAATGGTTCATTTGCTTCTGGTCGTGTACAACAGATTGCAGGTATTCCTGTAATGATGAGTAACAACGTACCTCAATCAAACGTAGGATCAAACCCATCAGGTGCTAACAACACTTACTCAGGTGACGATAGTAAAACTATTGGTCTTGTCTTCCACAAATCTGCTGTTGGTACAGTTAAGTTAATGGATATGACAACTGAGATCTCTGGTTCTGACTACGGAATTATGTATCAAGGTACATTAATGGTTGCTAAGTATGCTCTTGGTCATGGAATCCTAAGACCAGAATGTGCAGCTACTATTAAGTTATCTGCTTCTTAATTTCAATTTATAGGGTATCTTATTATTAGATACCCTTTTTTTTACTAATACGGAGAATTATTATGGGTTATGGTACATCAATGAAAAAGAAGAAAAAGAAAAAAATGAAAGGTGGTAGAGACTCTTTAAAAATTAAATACTAATTATGGCAGTAGCAGCAACTACAGAACTTGAAGCTATCAATATTATGTTGGCAGCTATAGGAGAAGCACCTATCAATAGTCTTGTCGGTACACTTCCTGTTGATGCTCGTATTGCTCAATCAACTCTTACAGAAGTTAATAAAAGTGTTCAGTCAGAAGGTTGGTCTTTTAATACAGAAATAGATGTAACTCTTACCAGAGATGGATCTAATCAAATAAACATTCCTACAAATGTATTAAGGGTAGATGCAAATATACATCAACACCCAACCATTGATCCTATACAACGTGGTTTAAAACTATATGACAGACAAAACAATAAGTTTGAATTTGATGAAGACTTAATTTGTACTGTTGTTTATTTAAGAGATTTTGATGAGATACCAGAACCAGCTAGACATTATATGAATATACAAGCTGCAAGAAAGTTTGTTGACAGACTTGTTAGTGACCAATCTTTAAGAACCTATACACAACAAGACGAGCAAAGAGCTAGAGCTATATTGATGGAAACAGACTTAGCAAACGGAGATCATAATATACTTAGAGGAGATCCTTCTCTTACCAGTATCTTTGATACTTACAATCCTTCTAGTGCCTTAATTAGATAACTATGGCTGTCATAT